TAGCCCATGTTTCTTATTGTTTCTTCAAGCTGTTTAGCTTGTTGGTCTTCACCTCTACCGAAATTCATTGTTACTTCATTCTTCAATAAATCTCCTAAACCATTTTGTTCTAGCCATTGATGACATTTAGCTTTTTTTTCTTCATCTCTAACAGGTATTCGTGCTTGAATGTATTCTACAACTTCTACCTTAGACCCATCAGACATCTCTGTGCTAGTCATACCAAGCTCTGTCATTCTTGCTGGTATTATCTCCTCAGATAATTTTCTAAACTGTTCTTTTTTATTTTTTAAATCAGCTTCTGCTAATTCTACATCAAGCTCTGCTTTTAGTTGTCTTTGTAATAAACTAGCTATATCTTCTAGTTCATCTTGTTTTAAATTAGTTACTGCATCCTCTTCAAAGTTTATCGGACTCATCTAATTCTCCTTTCTCATTTAAATTTATTTGTAAAGAATAATATCTTTTTTGCAACTTGTCCCACTTTAAAATTTTAAATTTTCCTCTATTCATTTCAGAAGCTATACAACAAGCTATACCCATAGCTGCAGGATCTCCCATCATTAATAAGTGGTCATTATCATTAAAATCTTTAAGTTTTCTTTTTAATTTTCTAATTGCTGGCTGTGGACTAAACATAATTTGTGATCCACCTTGAAAAAGTGTAACAATTTTACCGTATTCTTCAGCAGCTAAAACACTTATATAAGGATTCTCTTGTACTAAATATACTGTTTTCTCTGTCATACTTTCTATCTTCTCCTTTACACTTGTATTTTAACTTTGCAACCTTTATATGTGAACATTAGAAAGTTATTATGGATTATAGATTTAAAACAAAACCGTTCAAGCATCAATTGAAAGCGCTTGAAAAAAGTTGGAGTAAACAGTCTTGGGCTTGGTTCATGGAGATGGGCACAGGAAAAACTAAGGTTTGTATAGATAATATAGCCATGTTGTATGACAGAGGCAAAATAAATAGCGCGTTAGTTATTGCTCCTAACGGAATTAAAAGAAACTGGCGCAATGAATTATCTGTGCACATGCCAGATCACGTAGAGTATATGGATGCTGTTTGGGTAGCGTCACCAAAAAAGAAAGAACAAGAAGAACTTATGCATATTTGTCAAATAAGTGATAAGTTGCAAATATTAATTATGAATATAGAGGCTCTGTCTACAGGACGTGGTGTAGATTTTGCACGTAGTTTTCTTTTACCTGGTTCGACTTTGATGGTTATTGATGAATCAACCACCATAAAAAACCACTCTGCAAGAAGAACAAAAAATATTATGAAAATAGCTAACCTTGCAAAGTATAGACGAATTATGACAGGATCTCCTGTAACGAAGTCACCTTTGGATTTGTTCTCACAGGTAGAGTTCCTTGGGCCGTGGTTGTTGGAGCAATCTAATTACTACGCGTTTCGTGCGAGATACGCTATAGTAAAACAACGAAGTGTAGGATCACATTCCTTTCAACATGTTACGGGTTATCAACGCCTAGATGAACTAACAGCAATATTACGAGAGTTTTCTACAAGAATATTAAAAGAGGACTGTTTAGATTTACCAGATAAACTGTACACAAAACGCACAGTTGCCATGACACCAGAGCAACTTAAAGCTTACGTAGAGATGAAACGGTCAGCTATTACTTTCTTTGAAGAGAACACCATGACAGCGGCCTCAGTTCTAACACAAATGACAAGATTACATCAGATAACTTGTGGTCATGTAAAAACAGATGATGGTGAAGTTAGACCTTTGAAGAATAATAGGATAAAAGAATTGTTACAAGTATTAGAAGAATCGGATGGTAAGGTAATAATATGGGCCGTGTACCGTCATGATATACAAACTATA